CTGCGACCGCCTGTGCCGCCCCCTGCAGAAGGACCACATCCCATCATGCCACCTTCTCCCTTGACGGCCTTCAACAAGTGAGGAGCCGCCTCCTTGAGATGAGGAAGTGCCTTGCGTATGCCGGTCATCAGCTTATCCATAAAGCCACCGCCCACGTAGCGATCCAACTCGGAGCGAGTCATCATAGACGCCATCGGGGCAGAGATGATGTCCTGCTCGGAGAGAACACCCTTGATGATACGGGAGGATCCACGGATGGACTCGAAGAAGCCGGAGTTAGCTGTAATAACAAAGAGAGAAGGAGTCTGGGCAACGGAGGTGTTGTTCCTGACTTGAAGATTGAACTGGAGAGTAAAGTTTCCTACGCAGAAACTTAGTACCGCTGGTTTCCCAGTATTTACACCGCTCGGGGCGGTCGGAGTAGACTATACCTTCTGGAATCATTAAGACTTGCTAGGTCTTTCATCCACTTGACTGGTAGTCGTTGAGACACACACCTTTCCCTTGCATACCGGGAGTGAGGTTAGGTCTGCGGATTACCCAATACTATTCGTTATTACCATTGTGTTCGGTCATTACCCGAGTTCCCTGATCTCATTTCTGAGGCAGGTGGTAGAATAGTCTTAAGGGACTTCCCGCATATCGTCAATAAGCATTGCCTTTTAGTGTGTGTTGCACATTAACACACAGCAATACAGCCCCCGTAGTTAAGGGATGGTGCTTGTCCGCTCTGAAGGGTGATGTCCGTGCCGGGCTTGAGCACCAGCAGACCACCGACCAGAGGAATGATCTGGCCTTGGGTTCGGGTGATGCCACTGCCACCGGTGGAGGGTGTCGTCCAAGACGCCGACGAGGATCGCCCAGCACCAGACCAAGACGCATAGTCCATATCTAGACCGTTATGTACGGACATTTGGTAGAGTTGCTCTGTCGTTACAGACGACAAGAGACCTGAAAAGTTCTGTTATACCGTGGCTTTCACCATACTTTAACACCTCCCGCCGGAGGTCGGCATAGACTATACCTTTCTGCGCATCATCGGAGATTGTCAATCTCCTAACGCAGACGCTCGTGTAGTCGTTGAGCCTTACGCATAGCCTGACATAGCGGCCTTAGCGTCTTGACTGCGGATTACCCAATCCTCACACTTTTTACCATTGGGATCGCCAATTAAGCGAGTTCCTCATCCTCCCTTTCGGGGGTGAGTGGTATGTGAGGCTCTAAGGGACTTCCCGCACTTGCTGGTTGATTCCAGTAGAGCGTTGTTGCCGTTTCTTTTCAAAACGACATTGACTACGCACGACAATGGCTAATAAGCCATAATCGCCACATCAAAGTTTATGCTTATAGGGTTTGCTACTCCATCCTGCGCTCGGTTGGCCAGAGGCAAGTAGTTATCCCCTTCAAAAGGGGTCGTAACGGATGGCTTACAGTAGATGATGAGCATGTCGGGGATCTGGGGCAGCGTGATGGTCTGCGACTGCACCGTGCCGACTGTGCCGGGCTGGATGGGAAGCCCCGTTGAGGATCCCTGCGTAATGTAACGGGGGAATTCCATATAAGGTACCACGCTCTTAGGGGGCAGAGGGACGTCCAGAGAGGGAGTCAGGAAGGTCACGTTGATGACGGATGCCTGAAAGACGTTCGAAAGACCCACCGCTGTGTTGTAGGTAGCGGGGCCGACCACGACACCTGCACGGGAGCAGGATCGAATGGCGCTGGAAGGGCTGGACTTCAGGTTCATTATTAATTGGATGTTGTTGATCTGTGAATACCGTGGCTTTCGCCATACTTTAACACCTCCCGCCGGAGGTCGGCATAGACTATACCTTTATGGGGTCATCGGGGGTTGTTAGTCCCCTCACCCATATACCCGTGTAGTCGTTGAACGGAACTCGTAGCCTAACATAACGGCTTTAGAGTCATCGTTGCGGATCGCCCAATCCTCACACTTTTTACCATTGGGTTCGGCTATTAACCGAGTTCCTCATCCTCCCTTTCGGGGGTGAGTGGTATGTGAGGCTCTGAGGGTATCCCCGCACTCGCTGGTTTATTCCAGTAGGGTATTGTAGCCGTTCCTTTTCAGAACGACTTAGGCTTTAGCAAAGCGATGGCTTAGTAGGCCATTACTTCCAAACCAAAGAGACCGGTTTCGTACTCGTGGACGTCGGAGAAGATGAAGGGGGACAGGCAGACTGGCTCCGTGGTACGCCACTGGACGAAGATCGTGTAAGACTGCACATTCCCAGCAGGAGCAGGAGCAAGAGCAGGATTGTACACGGGCACACCATTGACGGCGTCGTAGGTGGCACCAGCGAAGGCGGGAGAGGCAGTGCCGAGCTTGTTCCCTGCACTGTCTGTGAAGAACAGATGGGGGAAGGCGCCGTTAGGCACATTGTCATAGTCTGTGCTGTCATTGTAGCCACCAATGGGGTTGTTGAGGGTGCCAAAGGCGTCATCGTAACATGCATACTTGTCCAGCATTGTGGGTGCGGTGCGGATGAGGCGGTTTTTCTTGTAGTCTGTGAGACGGAGGATGGGGTTGAGGACATCCTGAGAGTTGATGACTGATGTTGTCTGTTATACCGTGGCTTTCGCCATACTTTCACACCTCCCGCCGGAGGTCGGCATAGACTTTACCTTTAAGGGATCACCGGAGATTGTCAGTCCCCTCACCCTTACGCTCGTGAAGTCGTTGAGCCGTTTCCATAGCCTGACATAACGGCCGTAGGAAATTGGCTGCGGATTACCACATAACACATCGTTTTTACCATTGGGTTCGGTCATTATCCGAGTTCCTCATCCTCCCTTTCGGGGGTGAGTGGTAGATGTGCCTTCGCGGACTCCCCGCACTAAAGCCGGTTTATTCCGGTAGAGCGTTTTTGCCGTATCTTTTCAATACGACATCGACTACGCACGGCAATGGTTAAACCATCACCGCCACATCGTTAATGGTTGCTGATAGGGTGCTGACCAACTGGTTGAGGGGCAGACAGGCCAGAGAAAAGTCACGGCCGGGCACACAGATGGGCTGCCCTGCAACTTGGCCGGGGGGATCCAAAACAGTCACAGGCAACGCGAAATTGACCGTGGAGGACATCAGGATCTTACGGTCCACAAAGACGTTCTCGGAAGGGACGTATATGTTAAACGACAGCTGGGAGGTGGAAGCGGCGATTGCATTGAAAGGAGCATTGGTCACGCTGAGAGCACCCTTCTCTACAGCGTACTTGGCCCGGCTCTGGACAATGCGGGAATCCATCACGGTCAACTTCTCGATGTCAGAGCTCATCTTATATCATCTGGTAAGGTTATTTTTTGCGGGTTAAATCACTCTCAAACGATCCCCTTCTTTCGGAAGAGGCACTTGACGCTCACCGTGGAAAGGTTGTACATGTTGATCGGGTAGAGGTTGCCGTCCAGACGGTTCTTAAAATAGACTTGAATGTCTATGTTGCGGATCTCCTGCTTGGATGCACCAAAGTCTGTCATGCGGTACTCGGCAGTGGGCGTGTAGTAGGTGAACTGACGGTAGGCCTCAGGACCCGCTATGCTGGTGTCCAGAGCGATGTCCGTGATGATCGGCTGGAAAGCAGACTGGGAGGTGGGGGCTGAGTCGCCCAAGTTGCCAGTTCCGAGAATATTTGGCTGCCCGGTGGCCTCATACTTGATCGGAATGAGCGTGGTCGTGAACACAATTGACGCGATCGGAGACCAGAGAGATCCCGTGCTCTGGTAGTCCTGCTCCTGCCTGTAGTAGACCTTCTGCTTTGCAATCGGGACGGTGCCGAGCGGGGGGACGCCGGAGTAGGGAGGAAGACGATAATCCACGACGTTCTGGTAGAAGTTATTGTAAAACAGGATCTCGTAGGTGTAGCCGAAGGGGACGGGAGCCGGGAAGCCCTCTGCCGTAAGGTTGGTGGTGTTCCAGAAGTCGGCATAGAAGTTGTTGAGGAGACCGTAGAGGTTGGTATTGAAGAAGATGCGCATGACGGGTGCAGTCTGAGGAGAGGCCGTTCCCGCCACGTAGGGGGTAGGGGTGAAGGCCGTGATACGAGCACCGAAGCCGTCCGAATCCGCAAAGATGCTAAAGAGTTTGCTCTTGTTGTCGTAGATCAGCTGGGGTGCATTCACATAGGCCAACCAGTCAGCATAGGTGGGAAAAGGAAAGGGATCCGTCAGACCCGGGGTTGCTGCCCACTGTGCAGCGAAATCGGCATAGAGAGTGTTGTAAGCAGAGGGACTTCCCGTCACGGCAGGATCCCCGCTCATCGTGGTCTGCCACATAGACACAAAGTGCGTGAAGGTGTTGACATAATAATAGTCTGTGGAGATGTCCTGCTCCCTGAGAGGGGGGCTGGGTATGGGAGCCACCGATGTGTTGTAGTTCTCTGGTAGGAACTCTATGAAGGTTGGGGTGGGGGTGATGGCAAAGGAGATGGCGCCCAGATTCGTGTTCCACGTCTGCTGGTAGGTCACAGCTATTTTGTAGGTCGTCTTATTGACGTTGGACTGACCCAGTTCTATCGTGGGAATGAAGATGGGCAAGTCCAAACCGGGGCCGTCCATCGTAAAGCGGATGATGCTGAAATCATACTTGGACGTATCAGAACAGAGTGCAGTGTCACGCGTCTCGTTGAAGCGGATCTGTGGGTCTGGTAGAACATTCCCTGCCACCCCCAGCGTATCTGCAGACGTGTTGTTGA